CATCTAAAGTGCCTGGTCTTACTCGTGAAAGAGATAGAGTACAAAGACAACTTTCTGGTTTGTATGCTGAAGCAATAAACAAATTAAATAGAGAAGGTGTAAGAAGAGGTTTAAATCAAGCAGATTTAGATATCATAAATGATTTATCTTTGGAAAGAATGCTTGTTGATTATGGAGATTCTCTAAATGAAATTAGCCCTGGTCTAGTAGATCAGATGGATGAGCTGATTGTAAAAGCAAGAGACTTAGATGGTGAAATAGCAAAAGGATCAAATATCGATACGAGCGGCGTGGTTCGTGTAGCATTTGCTGATGAGATACAATCAGATATCATGCAAGCAGCAGCTGGTCGAAAACAAAAACTTGTAGCAACTCTTCGAAAAATTCAAGACGAAGGTAAAGAATCTACAACACTCCCTGAGTTAAGCAGAATTGGTCAACAAGCTTTAGCATTCTTTGAAGAAAACAAATCAGTATTTAGACCACTTCGTAAATCACAAACAGAGGTAGATATAATTGGTGACAATCTTGCTAAGCTTGATGCAGAAGTAGATGAAATAATAAATAGATATATTGAAACAAGAGAGCTAGATCCAGCTTCCGTGAAAAGATTACAAGAAGCATTGACAGAAAACATAGATGCGATGATTAATGATCTCATAACGATTGATAATAAAACTTACGAAGGTTTATTCCCAGATATACCATTCAAGAAAAGAG